TACAGAGGTACAGTTGCGACTGCTGATTTGCTTCCATTAAATCCAGACATTGGCGATATGTACAATATCGAGTCTAAGTCGATCTACGGCGAAGCAGGAATGAATGTGGCATGGAACGGCGTAGTTTGGGACACTATGGGCGCTCCAATTGATATGTCACTGTATCTCACAAAAGAAGAAGCAGAGGCGGTAATACAAAGATTAGTTACGGAATATTTTGAAAAGAATCCAGTCAAGCCCGGAGCCACGACAGAACAGGCACAGCAGATCGAGCAGAACAAGACGGATATTGCTTCGCTAAAGGAAGATTTAGATGAACTAATTGAGAAAGGAAATCAATCAAATCTTCTAAATCCGATCAAGTTTGTTGATTTAAAATCGTGGGATAGTAAAGGAAATTTGGTTGATAATTCATCCGCTTGTGCTTATTCTGAAAAAATACCAGTGAAGCAAACAATATATATATGTAATAAATCACTGTTTCATGGCTGTAGGCTCGTTAATAATTCTGGGAAAGTAGTTGCAAATTTAAACCCAAGTTCTTTATCAAATGGTGTATTAGAAGTAGATATAGCAAGCTATCCGACAGCAATGTATGTGTTGTTAAATTATAGCCATGTCGAATATGCTAAGAAAGAGAATTTATATTTTGGAGAAAAAGCAGATTATGAAAAGTATGGCATTGTAAAGTATGACGATTCATTGTCACTTTCAGATAAATTCAATGGAACAATCGGAGAAGAAAAACTTAACAATGACCTAAAAGAAAAAGTTAATAACCCACAAATAGAACCGCAAAAAAGTTATTCTATTGAACCGTATGAAACACAAGAAAATTGTTTCATGAATTATAATGGCAACGTAACAACATCATCATTTTGGAATGGTTATAATATTGCGAAATTTAAATTGAATTGCGGTGAAAAACTTATTGTACATTCATACAGCACCCAAGGAGATTCTTCAAATGTTTCAATGTGTGAAAGATTTTCTGACGGAAGTCCAATGAAAATTTTGTACAATGCAGAGGATTATACTACTAATCCAATGATACATGTTGCAACAAAAAGACAAGAATATATTTGGGTAGGATATAAAGTTTCGATTGGAATAAAGGCAATCATAACATTGGATTTTGAAACAATTATGAAGAACCCTATTGTGGAAGTGATGAATAACTGGGATTCCCTGCTTAGATATAGATATAAAAAATCGATATGCATAGGAGATAGTCTTACGGTTGGAAAACAGCCTAGTGATACAAGTAGAGATAATTACCCCGAATTTTTATCAAGAATGACTGGAATGGAAATTACCAATGCAGGACAGAGTGGTGCAACCACAAGAGTATGGGTTACAAATTGGTTAAGTAAGTACAATTTTGCAGATTACGACTGTGCATTTATTTGTTTAGGTACAAATGGAGATTTAGTGGAGGGCGACGATAATTATAATGCCTATCTTGAAATCATTGAGAAGATACAGACCGACAATCCATTGTGTATGATTTTTATTCTTGAAGCTCTTAATACCAATGCAAAAGCAACATTGAAAAAAATTTCTGCTTCCAAAAATCTTCCATTCTTGGAAATCTTTACAAATGAATTTTATTACCTTTCAGGTATAAATGGGCAAGCCGTTTCTGCTACTCACGATATGAAAGGTGATCCAACTCATTTAAGCCCTGTTGGATATTTACTGTTAGCAAGAAATGTGGTTACTGAAATGACGAAGGACATGGTTATCAATCCACAAAGATACAATCAAAGGTTTTCGGTTAGCTAAAGAGGGCATTAATCATACTGGTGCAAGTCCAGTTACGGGTATTTACCGCTAAGTGTAGCGAACCACAATGTAGATTCTGATATGGATAAATCTGAAGAAATGAAGAACGAAACTGAAATAAAATAAACAATCAACCATTTAGGAGAGAGCAGAAATGTTCTCTTTTTTTGCATTGGAGAAAGTATTATGAGAGGATTAAAAAGACAGAAACAGACCGTGTACTGGTCAAGAGTAACCGAAACACTTGAGGGAATAGATACCGTACCGACATACAGTCAACCGAAAAGCTTTGAGTTTTCTGTATCATCTACCGCAGGAACGCCAGAGGAAATATCGGCAGGAATCGTGCCAGATTACGATAGATACATTACTTCCTTTAACCGTTCTTTCCATCCGCAAGAGGGAGATGTATTTTGGATTGATACCGTGCCACAGGTTGACACACTGGAAAATCTGGTTCTGAAAGATGGTATTCATACAACACCGCCAGATTACCGCTTGAAGAAAATCCTTGATACGCAAAGAGGAAATCTGGCTAGATATGGAATTAAAAAGATAGGTGCAGAAGAATGAGCGGACGAGTAATCAAATGCAATCTGAGCCAAAAATCTATTGGAAATGCAATCAAAGAGTTGAAAGCATATCAAAACAGCCTTCGCGATAAAAATGAAGTATTTCTTAAAAGACTTTGCGAATTGGGAATTCCTGTCATAGACGAAAATATTATGTTGGCACAAGGAGATTCTGATAAAAACCACAATACCTACATCAAAATCAACAGGTTCGGAAATTATGCGCAGGCAACTCTTGTGTGTGAGGGTTCTGATCTAAGTTTCATAGAATTCGGTGCAGGTATCCATTACAACACTCCGGCTGGAACAAGCCCGCATCCAAAAGGAGAAGAATTTGGTTATACAATCGGTTCTTACGGACAAGGCAAAGGAAAAAACGAATCGTGGGTATATGTGGCAAACTCTGGCGAATGGGTGCGTTCTTATGGTACAGAGGCTACAATGCCCGTGTACAAAGCAAGCGTAGAAATTATGCAGAATATCCGTAGAATCGCAAAAGAAGTGTTTTCTGCATAAAAACATAACACCTTTTCTTACTGAATATAACGTCTGTTTTATGTATACTGTAAGATATAAAAGCATCTACCGAAATGGCGGATGCTTTTTCTATGCTCAAAACAAGGTGGTGACAGAGATGCCAGATGTAGTGAAAAATCCAGTTTCAGACGTATTTGAACGATGGAAAACAACTATTGAACCCGTTGTAGGAAAAGGGAACTTTTCTAATGACGAAAGTCAGACGGTAGCTTCAAACAAAAGGGTTTACGCACGTTTGTTCTTGCTTGGAAATCCAACATCACGTGGCAATCTTGAGGGGGATGAGTGCGCGACAACGCCATCTTTCCAATCAGAGTCCTATGCGACTGGTTCAAAAGCTTCTTCAAAAGTATATGAAATTGACGCTGCCAGTCACAAGGCTATGGTTGGCATGGGGTTCCGTAGGATATACGGACCCGTAAGACAGAATAATGCTGATAACAGCATAAAACGTGTTGTTAGCAGATATAGCCGGATTTATACCGGTACATTACTCTAGGAAAGGAGTGAGAAAATATGGAGCAGATTATGAATTACGTGAAACCGGAACTTCTTATTGTTGCGGTTGTACTGTACTTTATCGGAATGGGTATTAAAAAGTCCGAAGCCATACCGGACAAATATATTCCGGCAATCCTTGGTGCTTTAGGCATTCTGATTTGTGGAATTTATGTTATTGCTACATGCGCTATATCTGGCGCGCAGGAAATCGCAATGGCAATTTTTACCGCAATCACACAGGGAATCCTCGTTGCAGGACTTAGTAATTATGTAAATCAGATTGTAAAGCAGGCAAGCAAAGAAGACTAGAAGGAGGTGATCCTTTTATCTCCCGGTACAGGGTTACGTACTAGAACCAGAGCCGTTAAGGCTCTTTTTTACTGCAATAAGTTATAGCCGAAAGGCAGAAAGGAGCCAAAATGGCACGATTAACTACACTTGGTGTGAAATTTTCATATGCCGTCGAAACCGTGAAAGGCACAAAGCCTACCAAATTCACACAGCTGGAAGAAGCCTCTTCCATCGGCGGTATTTCTCTTGACACAGAACAGATTGACGTTTCTGCACTGGAAGATTATCTGACACAGTATGCAGCTGGTAGACAGGATACTGGTGGTACATGGGAAATTGAATTCATCATGGATCCAGATAAATCTGTTAAACAGATTAAAAAACTGTACGAAGATTCTAAAGCTGCAAAAACTACAGGACTGGCAACCTGGTTTCAGGTGTCGTTCCCGGATATGTCCGACGCATTCTTTGTTATTGCAGAATGTGGTCGCGAAATTCCAATGCCAGAAATTGCACAGAACGAAGCAGCAACCATGTCTATTTCTCTTATCATCAATACATATAAGGGACTGGATACCAAAATTGAGCCGACAGCGGCTGCTGAATAAGATGTAAAACAGGGAGGATAATTCATGTTTAGTTTCTCAGCGAATGGCAAAACATACAAAGTAAAATTCGGATATGGCGTACTTACTCAGTCAGACATTCTTACACAAGTGTCTTCTATGGGAGCAATCAACAATCCGAAAGATATGATTAAAATGCTTCCAGAACTGATTCTGGTAGGATTGCAAAAAAAACACAAGGATGAATTCGGATATGAAACCGAAGAAGAAAAGAGAATTGCATACGATAAAGTGTGTGATCTTCTGGACGACTACGAAGATGATTCTACAGAGGAAAATCCTCAGAATGGATTCATTTTATTTGAAAAAGCAAGCAAGGAGCTTGAGAAGAACGGTTTTTTATCCGGAATGGTAAAAGCAATGGAGGAGAAATCGGAGGAAGAAAAGAAACTTCCGAAAATTCCACAGGATCACAAGAAGAAGAGTTGACTTTTTCTGAAGTAGTCCATAAAAAGCTACTTCCACTTTATTTGTCTATTGGCGTTTCTGAGGAAAAGTTTTGGGATTCCACACCACATGATTTAGAGCCATACATGGAAGCCTACAAATTAAAACAAAAAATGGCTGATTCGCAAGCATGGCAGTTCAACATGTACACGATGTGTGCTGTGCAGACTGCGGTTGCAAATGTGCTTATTGGTAAAAAGTCAAAGGCTGAATACCTTAAAGAGCCATTTTCACAAACAGCTGAAAAGCAAAAGCAAGAGGATGAAGAGAATCTTTCTGAAGCAGAAAAGAAACGGCAACGTGACAGGTTGCTCATGACATTGCAACTCATGCAAGCAAATTTTGAGCTGAATCATGGTAATAATGACAAGGGCAGGCAGGATTAAAAGTCTTGTCTGCCCTTTATTTTTTTGATTAAAAGGAGGTGCTTTAATGGCCGATAATACCATAGATACCCTCAATATACAAATAGGCAGTAGCACAACTCAGGCGGTACGGTCTATTAATAACCTTGTAAAAAAATTAGATACATTAAACACTGCCCTTGGAAATCTTGACATAAGCCGGTTAAATAATTTTTCCAATTCTTTAAAAAGTTTAGGTAGCGTGAATTTTAAAGCAAATGGATTGAATGCGGCTATAAACGCTATCAATCGTCTTGGAAAATCCGATTTCAGTCAGTTTGATACAGGAAAATTAGGTGAACTTCTTACCGAGATGCAGAAACTTGATGCTATTCCAGACG